TTCGTCAATACTGGCATGGAGATGGAGGTCCTGTTTATTCAGCTGCAGGGCTTCACTGGTGGCGTCCAGGAGGCTACTGATGCCTATAAGCGCTTTGTGGAGATCGGTCAAGCAACTCCTTTCACCGCGAAAGAGGTTGGTGCAGCCGCCCGAACCATGATGGGCTTCGGGATCGAGACGAGTAAGGCTATCGACCAAGTGGAGCGACTGGCTATTGTCGCCGCTGCTACTGGTGGTGAACTAACTCACATGGCTCGCAACATGGGTCAAATCCAGGCTAACCAAAAAGCCTACACCCGCGACCTGATGCAGTTCGCAAACCAGGGTATCCCGATCTACCAGCAAATGGCAGACATTCTTGACGTGAGCACAGAAGAAATTAGGACGATGGCGGAAGAGGGTCAGATTGGATTCACCGAAGTCTCTGCAGCCTTGAGGGAGATGACGAAAGAGGGCTCTGCCTTCCAAACCATCGCAGATAAGATGGATCGAACCTTCTCGGCAAGGATGGAAGCGATGGTTTCGGCGGTTGAAAGCTTTGCGGGTCAATTTCTTGGCATGATCAGTGAGTTCGATAACGCCATTGGCGGCCCGCTTTCTACAACCCTTGGGTTCATTATTGATAGGATCAACGACGTTGCAGATGGCTTTGGTTACATATCCGCAAACATAAGAGAGTTGGCTCCCGTAATCGGCGCTGTCACTGGTGCGTTTGTGGCGTTGTTTGCCATTGCGGCTGCACAGAACTTCGTAGAGGTCTACCGTGCAATCAAGATGATCCTTACCGTAACTAAACTCTGGACGGTCGCCACGTGGGCGCTGAGCACTGCTCAGGCAGTTAGTCAGGCACTGCTCGGTAACTTTGCCGTCGTTGCCCTTGCGGCAGGTGCAGCAGCTGGTATTACCGCACTAGCGGTGAGCGCAAACGCAGATGCGCTTGACGAGCAAAACACCGCCCTTAACGAGGCTAACGAGCTAGCCAAGGCTGACATTGAAAGCCGCGAGAAGCAGGCCTTTGCTACTGACGGTCTGACTGGCTCTGTCAAGAAACATGTGGAGGAGAGAAAAAAGGAATTTGATGCTATCAGGGAAAATCAAGACCTCTCCAAGAAGAGAGCACAGCTGGCTATTCAGTGGCAAGAGGCAGAACTCAAAGCCTTCAAGGAGAGCCAGAAGGAAGAAAGAGAGGCCCTCAAGGAGTCCGCTAAGACCGAGAAAGATCTCCATAAGGAGAACATGGATCGGATCAAGTCCGACCACAAGCAAAGGATCTCGCTGATTGACGAAGAGCTAAGTAAGAGGCTTGAGGTTATTGATGCAGAACTTGGCAGGCTTGACGAACAGTCAGCAGCCGAGAAGGAGATTGAGAGGCGCAAGCGCAGGAGGCTTGAGCTTGAGCTGAAGACCCTCAAGGTTGGTAGCGACGAATGGCTGCAGACCAAGGTCGAACTTGAGCAGATGGACAAGAAGGTCAAAAGGGCTGAGTTACTCAAGCAGCGTGAAGAAGAGCAGCTTAAGGCGAAGCAGGAGAAGAATAAGGTTGACGAGGATAAGGAAGGCGCCATTAAAGCAGAAGACTCACGCCACGAAAGCGTGATGGAGAATATCGAGAGCGAGACCAAGGCCCTTGACGACGCCTACACCGCCGAGAAGTCCAATCTTGAGCTGATGAAGAACGAGTACAACAACTACTTCACTGCACTTGCTCAGGAGCGCTTCAGTGACCACGAGGAAGCTATGGAGTACATGAGGCAGCAGATTACGGCATGGGGTGAGTACGAAAGGGCTGCCATTACAGCTCTTGACAACATCGAGAAATATAGGAAGAGTTCTGGTACTGGCCAGGGTGGCACGGGCGGACGTGACGGCACCGCAGGACATACAGACTTAAGCACCCACGCCGCTGGTGGTCCTATGCGTGCTGGTGAGCGGAGTTATGTTAACGAGCTTGGCAAAGAAGCCTTCCTTTCTGCTAGCGGCAAGTTGAGCATGATCAACGCTCCCGCCTGGGGCATCTGGAAAGCCCCTTCTGACGGTACCGTCATCCCAGCGCATCTGACAAAGCAGCTCGACATTCCAGCTGGTGGCATCAACATCAACAAGACTCCCTCTATGCGCGGCGGTGCTTATGGTTCCGTCTCTTCCGCGACTGTGGCAGCTGGCGACAACATCCTGAACAACGTGACTGTTCAGTCGGTAAACCCAGGCAAGACTGCCAGCGACATGCTGGTGTCCATGACTAAGATCCGTCGTCGTCGTCTACGCTGATAGGCATACTGGAGTACTTGAAAAGCCCGCATGTTTCTCTTCGGTACTCCAGAAGACACCGCAAAGCTGTACGTAGAAGAGGCTGCTGCATCGGGTGGCGGTGGCCTTAAGGACGTGCATTACCAGGAGCTGGAGTTGAGAGAGTTACAGGATCTACTAATCTATCTCCGTATTGCCTACTACAGGGCCGCTAGAGACACTGAAGACGAGGAGTTGGTGTCAGCTATCGTAGGATGGCACGACGAGGTCTTCCTGTACCTCCTGGAGGTCATGGACGACTTCAGGATGCTTGTCTGCAGTCGTATCCATAAGCCGATCGGCGACTGGAAGAAATACCACAAGCTTGCTGGCTGTGGTTCGGCAAACTAGCTGCAGTTAGGTGACCCGAAATGGCCAGCATAGGAGTGTCTTTTACGCCTCAGGCAGGGTCTCCAGTTTATAGCTTTGTGTTCAGGAACTTCGGCGGGAATGACATGCCGAGAACCTATTCTGACGTAGCTACTTTCAACCAGTCGGCCAACGGTACAACCATCCTCGGTGGCCCTGCTTTTACCCAGAAGCGGATTTGGGCGATCTCGTCGATGATTCCGACAACCGAGGCGGAGAACTTTGACGCCATGTACCAGGCATGGGATGCTGACCGCGCTGCTGGCTACCCTGTCGCCTGCGGGGTCGTGGACGACACCTTCGGCCCAACCGTAAACGCCAATGCAGTCTTCTCTACAGCTCCAACGTATATGCGAGCGGGTCCACAGTACACTGTGGTCGCTTTTGGTTTGACGGAGGTTTGATCAATGTCTTATATCGTAAACCAGTCCCGCATCCACTCTCTGACTATTAGTGGAGTTGATTACACCGCTGCACTAACATCCTGGGTCGCGTCAGATTCGTCTGCCAACAATAATGGTTTCATTACTACTTCAGGGCAACTGGTCCTCGGCTCCTACTCTGGCGGTCCTGATATTGAGGACTACGACCGCAACGACTTCAAGCGTGGTGTGCCAGTCATCCTGACGATGACCAACCCCAACGGTAGTACGTATCGACACCCTCGAGGGCTGCTATATGTTATTTCAACTTCCTACGATGTTGAAAACGAGAGCCTCAACGTTGAGATCGGGTGCCGTCTGGCCATGGCCCAAATCATGGACGATCCAAGTACGACTGTTGACCTCACTCCGATCCCGCTGGATCCAGCCCAAAAGCAGCTTAGCAACATCAGCGCAGCGTTTGCGACGGCTGGGCAGTACCTGTATCAGGACAATCAAGGAGCCCTTGTTTCTGGTACTTTTTTTGACGGCGACACCAATGGCGGCGTAGCCGCTGGTACATGGACTTCCATCTTAGGGGTGACCGCAGTCTCAGCCGCACCACTTGCTGGCACTGGAGCTATCCCTGACATTATTGAGTTGAACTACTCGGTTCCCGAGGGAAGTGTCTCAAATGACCAGAAGGGTAGGATTGACACGGTTGAGACCTTTTCCAACTACTTCCTCGAGTACCCAGCATCTTTGGTCGTCCGCACTGGTGACGGAACACTTACCAATTCTGGCGGCACGAATCCAGGCAGTAAGCCCCCAGGGCCCACGAAGGATCCATGCGGCAACACTCCAAATGATCCAGGCGGAAACGGCCAAGGCTCCTGCCAGGAGAACTATAGCATTGAGTCCAGGCCCTGGATGCAGCCCGCCAAAAGATATGAGGTCTCAAAAACCTACTACAATGGACCTGGTGGACAGCAAGACTTTTCGATGAGCGAGACCTATGGTCCAATCGTAGAGGCAAATACCCAGTACTTCGCAGACGAATACGCTTATTGCATTAGCGTTTACGCTACTAACTGCATCCCAGGTGGACGTTGCCGCGCTGGTGGAATGAATCGGAGGCTGCTGGGCCGCACTACGACCAAGAACTACTTTGGTGAAGCTAATGAGGTTGTAAAGACGGTCCAAGAAGATTGGGTTAACATGATCTCGATGGCAAAAACCCATAACTGGCGTTCTGGACTCGACTCACAAGGTATACCTCAGACCTTTAGATATCTGACTACCACTAAGCTGTTTCGTTCACAAGTAAGAATCACTGAAAATTACAAGGAGGGCAATGCCAATGTACAGCTCACTACGACCTGGACAAGTATAGGTAACAACGGGTCTGGACTAACTCGAAGCCTCTCCTACATGGATGCCTATAGAGGCGTCAAGACGAGCCAGTTACGTAGGTCGACTTCGACCACAACTCTAGACGTCGCCCCAGACATCGTAAACTCTGCCACGACAAGCACTGTAGAGCTAACCAGTGAGCTGCCTTTGTTCACTGGGCGTTATACCCTGCCACCAGCAGAGGCGGGGCCGTACGTGATGGAGGCGTCTGCGCCAGTGCCCATCCTGTACGAAAGCCAGGCCCTGGTCGATACTGTCATTGAAAACTACAGCAACTACCTCGTGCGCTTTACGAAAGGAGATGCTTTCGGGTTGCAGATCGGTGAGGCACTTCGTAGAGACGTAGCCGAAAACTGGTATCCAGGGATGCCGTTCCGCTATTACGATCCGAGCAAAGGTAAGGTCCTCGCCATGCGCATGGACGCCACCTCTTGGGGCGTAACTAAAGACGAAAGCGCTTTTGTCACCAACGGTATCTGGATCGGCAAGTCAAACGGCACCGTGACGATCCCTGAGAACGTCCTAGGAGCCTCCACCGTGACTGATGGGGGTAGCATTGACCCATTGACCACCGTGCCTAACGGACCAACGGCTCCAGAGCCTCCTGTAGTCGTCCCTCCCGTTATTGATAACGAGACAAGCGTTGACAGCGGAAGCCTTGCCTGGGTTGTTAAGGTTAACATGTCTTTTGGGGCGCAGGTTGACGCCCTTAACGATAACGGCATCCAGCCCCCAAGACTTGGCGATCAGTACGTGCAGCAGTACCAGACAATGGTTGCTTACTGCCAGGGCATGATCGTGCAGGCTGGAGGTCTACTTTCCGCCGACTCGACTGGTGGCATCCCTATCGAGTACATGGGCACGCTGATCACCGACGGCGCAACAGTTGTTGACCCTGACTTGTTCGCGTAGGTATCCTACGTCGAATGAGACGCCCTTCAAATGACAATCGCTGCCAAGA